TGATCATAGTTTGTAACATCAGCTTCTTGTGCATCCTGAATTTTCTTAATCTTTTCTGTATCAGCATCACGCAAGGCTTTTAGAAGTTCGCCTCCCATTTCACGCATGAAACCAACACCTTCACTCTGTCGCACCTTAGAAGCTGTTTTTAATTGTGTATGACTCAATTTACGAATAACTGCCGTTTCCGGTTCTCCAGGAATGTCAATAGTCTTTGTAATGTTGGTAACTAAAGCCACAATAAACTCCTAAATCAAAACCGTCTAAAACTTCCTACATTTAGCGCGGCCCGCTGCCTATACGCCACTACTACCCACAGGGTCAAAACCCCGCTACGGGGCTGTAAGGCCCGTCAAACGGGCTATTATATAGCCCGTTTAACCGGCCTGTACACGCTTAAACCTTACGACCAAACTCCAGCAGACTTTTGACGCACAGTCGCGGTATATTCCGTCAATCCGTCCTTTTTCAAACCAAGTTCAGCCTTCACAAGATGCACTGTGATTGTAAAAGTCATGCCAGTTGCACAAAGAATCGTAAGGATACGACCTACACTGGCAGAGGCCTTATCCTGTGCCCAAGTCGCCTGTGTAAAGAAAACAACTTTTGGTCCAACCAACGCCGTATCATCAAAAAATCCAGTCATTGTGATATCGGCTGTCTTATCAATTCCAACCGGCGTATGCTGTTCTGATGTTGTTCCAAAAGGATTAGTGGCCTGAGTAATATTCTCCAGACCAATACCTCCAATAGTGTTCACGTAGGGTGTAATAACTCGTGCAGATCCTCCCGGTGCATCTGCAATAGTGACGGTGACTTCCTGTGGTCCATGTTTTGCCATTTTCTCTCTCTCCTTTAACTAAGCCGTATTCTTTAGGTCTATTTGAAGCCCTTGTAATCGTTGACTAAGATAATCTAGCATTTTTATAGCTCTACGGTTTGAACATAATTAATTCCTACAAAATCCCATGAATACTGTAATACTACCAGAACCGGTTACGTCACCTAAACTAGCTAAATAGCGATCAACAGTACCTGCAACAGTTTTTCGTTCTTTTGCTGGAAGATAAGTTGCACCAAGATCAGTAAATGTAATCAATACCGCATAAGCAGAATCATTAGCACTGTGCATAATTTTATTTAAACAACCGGTGAATCCACTGTAAGCCGTCACCTGCATGTACCCAACACCACCAGCATTAGAATTTTCTCGGACAAAAGATCCAAGTGTTCCAGCCACTGAGACGTTTACTGGAACAGTAAAAGTCGTTGGAGTAGCAACAGTAGCCACACGTGATCCGTTCAATGTTGGCGTACTATTAGAATTACTAAAGAAAACTAAATCATTATTTGTTAATCCATGTGGAATAGGATTACCATTAAATGTTTTCATTGTTACAACAGTAGGATTCGCTATAGAATTCGAGGCAATTTCCATAACTCTATTCTGAGGATCAATAGTAAAATCTAATGGAGAATCAGGCGCACCAGCGCCGCCCGTTTTTGTATCCCAATCCGCTGTATATGCTGTTAAATGCTGAACAATAATACCTTCCTCGACATTGCCGGCCACTAAAAATGTAATATTGGATTTCACCAAACCATCTCGAGAATCTAATAATTCGAATTTAGTATCAACAGCGCCCTGAAATCCCATAAAATGACGTCCGATAATATTATCTTCAATGGCAGCACAAATAATACGAGCAATTCCTTGAGACGAGCCAACAGCTCCATGAATAGGATCAGCAACAGCATCAAAGAATCCGCCTCCGATAGTAAGAACTCCTTTTTCTAAATTCAAAGGAGTGTGCTCTTCAGACGTTGCATTAAAGGCATTAGTCTGTTGAGTAATTGATTCCTTACCCATTGTAACAGATTCTGATAAAGCGGCTATAAGATTATTACCGTCTACAAGAAACACATTAAATTGAGTTCCTGCGTATTTTCCCATTACTCACCTTCCTCTTCAACCGACGGTTCAGTCGGTAATTCAATTTGCGGAGCTACCGTCGGTGTAGATTTAGTAAGATCAATTATCCAACCACGTTCTACATAAATTGCTAAAGAAGGAGCATCCATATCAGAACAATCGTCTCCTGCTTTAACAGTTTTATGCTTCACTAAAGCATTTTTTTCAGCCGATAATCTAGACCATCCACCAGCATCTAAAACCAATTTCCAACTTGCCGGATCAGCGGGATAAACAAATTCTCGACCTTCGGCAACTATGTAATGGGTTGGCATAGAATCTCCTTAAACTCATGACCACAAAAACAAATTAAATACGATAGACCGAAGCCGCTTGACGGAATACGACGGTCTGGACCTGAGCCACACTTTGGACAAGGTGCAAATCTATCCGATTGAACAGGTTTACCATCTGGACCTACAATCATTGGAGACTCTTTCATGACGGCACCTTCATGATATAAAAATTACATCCAATATAATATCTATTATTTACGTCTACAGGATGTATTTGAAAAGGAGACTGTTGTGGATCAATAGTTAAATATTCTGTAGTTACTCCCGCTCCTAATGCGCCCGGAACAACAGCGGCTAATGCTCGCCAAGCAGTTTCTGCTTTAGTTCGCGGACCTTCATAATCGAAAGGTTCACCACGAAAAATTATCTGAATAGCTGGATGTTCATAACCTATACCAGTTATTCCAAAACGTCTTTCTGCAGCTAATCCACCATACTCCCGAACAGTTCCTACAGAATTAGGAGTTCCAGGCATGGCACCAAGCACAATAGTTCCCAAACTAAGTGTTTCTAATTTAGACTTAATTTCTGTTAAAGCACTCATATCCGTTGCCATATCTGCATCATACGAGAAGAAATTTTTTCTCCCACGAAGGGAACACTTTCTTGTAACGCACTCTCAAGAAACTTTGCCTGTCCAGGGGCTTTATGATGCGCATCTAGATCTTCATGAACATAAACAACATACTCAGAAGCGTCACCGCCGAAGGATAAATAAACCACAGCTTTATTATTACCCGTGATTTCTGCTTTTGATACTTCACCAGAATTCCGTAGTGTGCCTGATACATATGGAGTACGTGCTTTTGCGACTACCATTATTTCATTTCCAATTTCTTCAAGAATATCCCCGCCTCCCGTAACGACGGAATCTCTAATTCTCCCTAATTTACCAATCATTTCGGTTAAACCGTTGACCATCCTAATGTTACCTCGTGCAAATACGGTAATTTTGTTTTTGGATCTATCATTCCTTTTACATCAAGAATTGGTCCAGTACTGCCATTAGGAAGAATGAATTTATCACGCGGGTCAATTGGTTCATGCCGACCAAGCGCACCATTAGCTGTTAATGGAGATAAAATTGTAAGACTAGCTTTTGGAAAAATTTCTTGACCAACCCCTAAACGTCGATTATGCTGTTTTTCTTCTACAAGAGCTAATATCCCTATTGGAGTATCATACTTTGGTTTACCATCTGCATCCGAACCTATCCAGGCATAAAAAATTATCTCAACTTGTAAGTCTTTAGTTGCTGAATTGGCTATTGCCACGCCTTTACGAATAGTATTGGCAAGACCCATTATATGTATTCTTCCACATCAATAGATACATCCACTACACCGTTTACAGCTAAATTCCAAAGAACGAGCGTTCCCCCCGGTGGAATATATAAACCATGTTCGAATATCCACAAAATCTGAGAAGTAATCACAGCAGGAAAAGAAACACGTCTAAAAAATTGTGAAGGAATCGTAGGAGCAGTTGTCGTCCAAGCAAGTGCTGTTTTAGTTAAGAATACATTTGCATTCGCCGATAACATATCAAGTACGGCTACAGGAGTAGTAGGGTCAACTCCTTTAGCGGCTGGACGTCCTAGTCCATACGTACTTGCAGCCGCGGCCGCAAGTGTTATCTGCATCTGCATCAAACGACATCCAGTAGGATTATCTGCAATCATTTCAAATGCAGGAGTTCCAGTTCCCGCAGCCGTTGTGCGTCGTGCAATAGATCCGTGGCGCATATTTAAGCCCTCATTAATTCACGTGTGCCAGAATTTTGATCTACAATAGAGTCTATCCAAGATGGTACTAATAAATTCAGTATATTATCGGGGATAATTCCGGAACTAGATTCGGACTCT